CAGCAGATTTCTTACATTCAAACTCTTTGACAAGATAGTTGACTTCTTTCTGTGCAGACTTTTTGAACTCAAAGAACTGCTTATCTGGAACTTTGAATACAGACTCATCATATGTTTCTCTCCACTCTTTATCGATTCTTGAATGAAGATCTGAATTGTTAACAATTACCTTATCTAAATCTAACTTTGGAATCTCAATGTAGTTAGTCTCTTTGTAGTATTCATCAGTATCAATAAGATCCTTGAGTGACTCTTGAAGTGCTCTATCTGTCTTGACATCAAGACTTGAATGTCCTTCAAGTGAACTTGCAGATCCACCAGTTTGTGGTTGTGAATTCTCTTGTGGCATATCTCCTTGACTCTGTGTTTCTTGTGTCTTGACTTCTCCACCCTCTGCTTTACCATCATCTTCATTTGATGCTTCGGTTGAATCTCCTTTCTGATTCTTTCCAGATGCATCATCGGAATCAAATGGCATTCCTTGTGACTCTGCATTATCTACTTTCTCTTGCTCTCTCTTTTCATCTTGAGACTTACAGAAATCGTGTAAATCTTTTGATACTTCTAATACATCATCAAATGTCTCACACTGATCGATTCTTGCAATAAAGTGCTTTTCTTCGATAGAAAAATCAATATCAACAAAATTACCTAACTTGAAATGTAGATTGATGCGATCAGGTAAACTCATCTCATTTATATCTTGATCTTCTAACTGAAAGAAATCCTCTTCGTGTAACTCGTTATATCCACGATAGAAACACTTTGCAAGTCCACCATACTTACGCTTCATCAACTTCTCGATACGAGCATCTTCAACCACATTTACGATACCTGGTGAGATTTGATGATCTTTATACCACTCGATATCTGGTGTGAAGAGTGCGTGACCAACTTCGTGACCTACAAGTAGATCATAAACCTGACTACTTGCTTTCTCCCATTGTGGAAGTGTAAGAACACGAGTGTGAACATTGAATGATGCAGTTTCAACTTGCTTGTTCTCAACAACAAGGTCTTCTGTAGCAAGTAATTTAGCGAGTTGTGATTTGATTTCGTGGTTGACGTTCATTTTGAATTTCTTATCTTATACATCCATAATACTCGAAAACCCTCCGTTTGGGAGGGTTGAGTAGACACTTTTTTAAGTGGTTGCGTCTGGCTCTTGCCTGACGTAGTGCTTGTGGTTTAAGGTGGCGTTTCTGTTCCTTCTTGGAATGATGCTGCCAATTTGGAACTTTCATTGGTCTTAAATATGTTACATTATATTTATTTTATCATATCTTTTTGCTGAATCCTTTTACCTTATCAAATTTAATTACTTGATCAAAATTATCAATTAGTTCTTCGGTCTTATGTGATATTACAAATACATTGGCACCACTTATAACATACTTAATAATTTTACTAAAATACTCTGTTCCAAAACCATCCAAAGAACTATCAAATATCTCATCAAGAATTAACAGATTTGTATTTGCTGAGTTTTTAATCTTTGCAATTTCTCTCCAAGTAAACAGAAGAGACAAGTCAATACGCATCTTTTCACCTTCACTAAATGATTCGTAACTAAACTTATCGTGAATTGGTGATTTGACTGTTTCTTTAAACTCTTCATCTAAAGAAAAATTGATATAAAAATCCATCAACTGCAGATACTTGTTGATCTGTTGATTCATTAATGGAAGATATCTTTTGATGATTTTTGACTTGACACCACCATCCTTCATTAAAGAATGTGCAAACTCATTGTATACATTTTTCTCGTTTTCACTTGCTTGAGTTTTTTGAATCCCTTCAAGTTCACCATTTAATTTTTCTAACGCATCTCTTTCAGTATTTCTGTTTTTAAGTTGTTCGGTAATAGTTTGAATTTCTTGTTCAATTTCTCTGGTTTGATTTTCAAGTCCAGAAATCCTTGTGCTTGTTTTAGAAATTTCATGCGTTAGTTTGGTTGCCTCCGTGGATAAAGCTTTAAATTTTTCGTCTCGTTCTTCTTCGAGTTTGATGGCAGACTCCAGTTCTTCGTAACCCTTTTTGAGTTCTTTTGCCTTCGATTCTGCCTCGTTAATTTTATTTAACCGAAATGATTCTTCTATAGATTGAGTACATGTAGGGCATGATACATTTTCACTGAAGAACTTATGTTCCTTAGTAATCGTAGATACTTTATTGGATAATTTACCTTTTAAGTTACCTAATTTTCGTAACTTTTTGTTAGAGTTTGCAAACTGTTTTATGTCATCTTTGATACATATTAATTCTAAATTATTTTGTTCCATTGAATCTTCATATTTTTCAATATTATTATTGATTGTTTTAATCTTTTTTCTTTTATCACTTAAATTTTTATTACCAGTATTCTCTAATTCTTGTATAAAACTCTTCTGCATATCAATTTTCTCTTCCAATAGATCATTTCGAATTGATAATTCTCTCAATCTTTCATTAGATCCTCGAATTCTCTCTCGAAGCATCAGTCCCATTACTGAAAATATTTTAATATCTAATAAATCTTCAATCACTTCACGACGATTTGGTGAATTCAACTGCATAAAAGGAACAAATGATGCACTACCTAGCACTACAATCTGTGTAAATGACTTATAATTTAACTTTAATACTTGCTCTTCTAACCATCTTTGCTGATCATTTGCAGCTGATTCCTGATTCAATAACTTTCCATTCTTATAAATTTCAAATACATTTGGTTTAATTCCTCTTACTACTTTCCAATCAAAATTATTAACACTAAATTCAATTTCAACTATACACTCTTTCTCATTTACAGTGTTTACAAGTTGAGATTTTGTTATTTTACGAAAAGGTTTGTTAAACAAAGAAAAAGTAAGAGCATCCAGTATCGTGCTTTTACCTGCTCCGTTTGATCCAATTATCAAGTTTGTTTTTTCATCAGTAAGACCAATTTCAATAAATTGATTCCCAGTTGAAAGAAAATTACGCCATCTTATCTTTCTGAATATTATCATAATTTATTGGTGGAATTACGAAATCATTTTCTTTAATGATCACATATCTATAATTATACACCTTACACGTATCAATTGCAAGCTCATCTGGAATCTCTACAACAGACATAGGTGGAAAGTCATCTGCTTCCAGTAATCCTGCATAACGAGTAGCATCATCCTTTTCTTGAAATAAACACAAAGACTTCTCACCATCAAGATAGGTGAGTGCATATGCACCTTCTGTTTCTTTTTCGGATATGCTAAGAATATACATTATTGAAACTGACAAGCCTCCATGTAAACTTCTTTCATAATATTCTTCACTACATCTTTGTCTAAATCAAATTCAGAGTCTTCAATATATTTATTCAAAAGACTTAATGTATTTTCATATTCGTTATGGGAGAAATCCACATCTTCATCATCAATCATAAAGTTTTCAATTATTTTAATATCTAAACAACCTGACTTATCAATCTTATCAACGTATCTTTCAAATTCATATTGATTTGATTTTTTACGGACGATGATTTTAACAATCTTATCTTTTAAATATCTTGCATCGAATAATTTTGCATTTGTATCTTCATAATATACCTTTTCAAAGATAGTATATGGATTATCAATAAATTCTAACTGATATGTTTCGGTATCAAATATGTGAAACCCTCTTTTATCATTGCAATCATTCCAATACATTTGATATGGATTCCCCAAATAAAATATCTTACCATCATTAGATCTTGTATGATAGTGTCCAGAGAAAACTACATCTAATTTTTGAAATGCACTCACGTCCATATTCATATGTGCATTTGTTTGTATCATTCCAGGAAATAATTGGAATCCATTTAATTCTAAATGACCAAAAGCAGATTTACATTTTGTATTTTCAATTGCTTTTATAGATTCTTGATAATTATCCTGACATATCCAAGGAAGTAATAAGGTTTTAAATCCATCTATACTAACTTCAGTAGGACTCGAATATCTGTTTATATTATCATAAGATTCCAATAAAGAATCAACTGCATTCACTTCATTTGTATTTTTATAATAAACATCGTGATTACCAACTATCGTATGCACCTCTACATTTAACTTTTTAAAGTTATCATATACGTGTTCCTTTGCCCAATTCAATGCCCAGAAATCTATGTTCTTACGATTATCAAATGAATCTCCCAGATGAATCGCATGTTTAATTTTTCTTTTTTCTAATGTAGGAAAGAATATGTTATCATAAAATTTTTGAAAATAATCATGAAAAATCTTACTTCCTTTACGAGCACCGTAATGGGTATCAGTTAATAGAGCAATTTTCATGAATTTTGTTTAACTTGAATGTTTTCTTTAATTGTATTGTAATCAGATGCGTTAAAGTTACCATCAGCTGTCATAACTTCATCAAATCCAGATCTTTCTATTATCTTAGCACGAATATCCATTTGTCGCTTTTCTTTTTGAATTCGACGTAAAAATGCATAGTGTATAATTTGAGTAAAATAAGCGAATGGATTTGAAGATTTTGCTGGATCAAAATTATTAATATACTGAACACAGTTTTCAATTCCATCAGAAATCATATCTTCACGGAACATATAGTTTACAAAGTTTGGTTTATATGATAGATGAGTAGCAATTTTAACAAAACACTCTCCAAGGTAATTCGTAATTCGAGGGCGGGGTTCTCCTGCTTCCTCTGCTCTTAAGCACTGATTACGGTAAATTACTATGGCATTAAGAAATTCTTTGTTATTTACATAATGTTCTGACTTAGTTTTTCCTCTAGGCATTTCATACGATCTCCGCTAGTTAATGTTAATTATAACACATAATATGAAATTATGCCAATAGCACTTGACAAAGCATTAAATTCTATGTAGAATAACTCTGTCAGGGGTTAAGAGATACATTAGCTTAGCTATTGTTCTTCTTTTTATATAGTTTTTCTAAAATAACTCTCGCTTCAGGAATTGATGGTAAAAACCCCAAATCTCTATTCAAATCTTGTTCTTTAGTATCTCCATTAATATCATTAAGGTATCTTTCGTATAGTTTTATAACTTCTTCATCTTTAACTTCAGTAACTGTAATTACTTTATCCATATTGACTACAAATGAAGTCTCATTGCACATTTTAACCCAAGGAACAATTCGAACTGCTCCGTGAGCTTGATTTTTCATTGGGATTGTTTCAAATGTCACAGGAGACTCTAAGATTAATATTGTTCGATATTCCTCTTCACATGGAGATACTTTAGCAAATAATTCCTCCCCCGAAACTAACTTTAATACTCCGTAAAATTCTTCGTTATTCATTTTCCTTTAAACTAATTTGTATGATTTCATAATTAAATTTTTCTTCATTGTAAATTTTGATTCTCTCGATTAAGTGATTTAAAGTGTAATTTTTTCTTGACAAATGAGAAATGTCATCGGCAATGTCATATAGAACTGCCTGAGTCTTATTGTCTCCCTTTCTTAAAACTCTTCCAATTGATTGAAGGTTTCTGATTCTTGACTTAGAGGGACTAGCAAAAATGACATTATGTAAATTTTTAATGTTAATTCCTGTAGAGAAAGTTCCATAAGACGCTACGATAATTGAATTTTTCTGAGATTCTGTAATTTCCCTAACCGTTTCTCGTTCTTCAGCATTGACTCCACCGTGAACATAAAATACCTTTCTTTTACCTCCTGCAAAATTATTTATATTATTATACAATATTTCTCCGTGAGTTTCAACTCGACTGAAGAGAACAAGAGTGTTGCCCTTTAAGTCTAATACTAGATTCTTAATAAAGTTATTTCTTTTTGGATGACCAATAATGTATTGTAACTCATCTTCATATGTTTCAAATTTTTGCTGATCGTGTTTTAATAATAGAATACGAATCTGAAGTTTTGATAGATGACCTTTATCAATCAGTTCTTTTGTTTGAGTCACTTTGTATGAAGGACCAAATAATCCTTCTAAGACCCATTTATGCGTCTGTGTGCCATCTAAAGTTCCAGTAAACCCAAATCTATATTTGGCAGCATCCATCTTTGTCATAATACTGACAAGAGATTTTGACTTAAATAGATGTGCTTCATCACCGATAATAACTTCAAAATCTTTGAAGAAAGGTCTTTTTAACTTGTATATTGATTGCCAAGTTGTAATTGTAACAGGATACTCATTTGTTTTTTCTTTACCTGCATAAATTTTATGGCAGTAATTTTCTGCATCCCAACCATAATCTTTAAAATCTTTGAACATCTGTTCAACTAGAGATGTAGTTGGAACAACTAAAAGTATCTTTTTATTTTTTTCTGCGTAATATCTAACAACAGCATAGATCATCAAAGACTTACCTGATGCTGTAGGTGAGATTAAAAGTTTACGATTATAACGAAGAGCATCATAAACTGCATCTATCTGGTAATTTCTTGGTTTATGTTTTGAGATACGAGTCATATAATCCTTGACTCCTTCTCGACTTATAATTTCATTCTCTTCAAAAGGTGCACCATAAAACTTATTATTTTCAAACTCTAAACTATATTCTGACTTCCTTGCCCAAGAAACGATTTTATCGACAAGACCACCATATATCTCACCTGTAGCAGGAGAAAACAAACGAATCTTACCATCCCAATACTTACTACGATATTGTGGCATGAATTTTGCACCAGGAACATCAAATGTAAAATGATCAGATAATTCCTGATTAATATGTGGTTCTGCTTTTACAGTCACATATACTTCATTCTTTTTTTGGATGACAATATCAGTCACTGTACCCTCTTATAAATTGTTGCCATTCGATGGCATTTTTAATTTGGTAAGTTCGATTATTAATGTTCTTAAGAATACTATCCAAATAATTTAACATTACTTGAAAGTAATCTATCTTTGTCTTCGCTTTGATCAGATCTTCATCTGATTCCAGATATTTATCTACATCCTGTCTTAAAACCTTATGATCAAAAGGTTTATCTATATAGACTTCTGGATTTGCTTTTCCTGTGTAATATTGCCATTTTTCTTTGTTTAAGACTTTTAATTTATTTTCTTCAATCTTTTTTAAAAGAAGAATGTTATTATAAATCTTATAATATTTTGCATGTAAAGATGGAATCTTTGTTGACTCGGTATGTAGGTTGTCTACGTCTAATTTTGAATCTTCATCCCATAATGTTTGAATTTTTTCAATGTTCATAAATTAAGTCAGTACTTCTATATCATATATAGAATACTTAAAAGTAGCCTCTGCTGTGACGTAGTTTATATCATCAGTTGTTGCACTAAAGTTAATTGTAGACAGTGCGACAGGGAATACATCTTTAAATTTAACCTTTGCAATCTCATTAAAATTACTATTGTATATGAAAAGAGTTGCATCTGAATACTCATTTAGAGCATTCTTTGCAGAAGGATCTGGTGAATATGTATCACTAGTTTTTAAATCAATAAATTCTTGGACACTCTCAGGAAAACCAAGTCCTCTTAACCAATTATGTACTTGCAAATAATTTTCTAAGTTTTCATCTACAAAGAAACTTAAAGTAAAATCCTCATAAGTTAATTTATCTCCTGCAACAGGAATATCTCTCAAATAATTTGGTTGCAAAGTAAATCCAAGATTAATACCTGGTATTGATGCTTCATTTGAAAAAAAGTCTGCTTTAGGGACTTTTGAAATCATAAATTTAAATCCAACTGGAGATAAGTAATTACGATTATCAATTTGATTTGACCAAGGTTTTGTCATCGGTTACTCTCCTCCACCACCGCCATTTCCTCCACCATTGCCACCACCATTTCCATTACCACTGTGACCATTGCCATTTCCATTACCGTTTCCATTTTTACCATTTTTGCTATCATCTGAACTATCGTCATTATCTTTTGCAAGATAACCACCTCTACCCATATGATAACCTGTTGGAATCTTCTTACATTTTTTATCTGTATAGCAATAATATTGACCTTGTGGACAAGATTTTTGACTTTCCATAAATTGTTTTAAAGTTTTCATTATAGAAAAGAAATCGTCTTATATATTTAGGTAAAAAAAAGAGGGGTGGTTAACCCCTTGTTAATTAATCTACTAATTTTTTAGGAATACCATCACCACATTCTTTACCAAATAATTGTGGTAAGAATCCTTCCCACTCATATGGCACTTTACCATTAAATTTCATTTTCTTAGATGCATAATCACATACTAACTCATCAAGATCATCAAATCTATTTTTTGCATCTTGTCGTTGCTTGATTACTGCTTCTTCAGTTTCACAACCTTTAGTGTATCCTATGAGTTGTGTTGTCTCAAAATTATTTTCATCTTGGACAAACTTTTTCATATGAGTCATGAAAGCATCTTTGATATAGT